AAGCAGAAGTATAGTGATGATAGTGATTACATAATGAATTGGTGGAAACCAAAAGCTGTTAGAAGATATAGTAAGTTATTTGATGAGGGTAGACTAAAGCCTGAGAAACTTTTCTACGGAGATATTGTAGGTAGAAGTTGGGAAGAAGTAAAAGAACAATATTTAGGGGAAATTGGAAGATAAGTCTTGACTTGTGCTTAAATATTGTGTATATTAAAGTATGAATAAAAACATAAATAAAAATAATTTGATTATAGAAAAAGATGTATTTAATATGGTTGATAATAAATTTATAGCTAATATGTCGCCTATTGATTGGGGAAAGACAATGGCTATTGCCAATGAATACATATGTAGAGATTTAATGACTTCTTTAGGTCGTACTAAAGTTATACATACAGATGAATGTGTTGAGGGTAGTGAGGGTGGTATGTTGATAGAGAAGTTAAACATAGATACTTCAAACAATGGTTCGGGCTTTGATACTATTGTACTTTCTAATGGTAAAAGGATACAATGTAAGTTGAGGCAAGTAAAAGGTAAAACACCTTATAGTACACAAACTCACTTTGACAATACTCGTAGAACGACTGGTCAGAATAAAGGTGTGGCTGGTGGTGGAGAATCAGGTCACGTTAGATATGGTACTAATGAGTTTGATTATGTTTTAGTATCTTTAGTAGAAAGTTATAAAGATAAATCTGTAAGAACAGATTTGAATAAATGGAATTTTTCATTAATACCAATTTCTGATTTAGTAGATCCTGAAATGCCAGAGTTTTGTTTATCACAAATACCAGCGGCTGTTTTAGAAAAAAATAAATTAGAAACTGATAAAGATTGGGAAGATAGATTTAAGGAAATCTAATGAACATATTTGATTTTACAAAAGAATCGGATTCCGATAAGGAATATCCGTATAAAATATTAGTATATCCGAATATCACCTATATGCGTGATTTAGAAAAGGATTCCTATGTTGTAGTCTTGCGTAATGTAATTAAAGAATTAAATAAAGTTCGTGATGATATTCATTGGACAATAATGTCGCCAGGTGATATTAAGAGTTTAACATTTAAGAACACAACACAAATACCAATCAACCTACCATCTTATCCAAATGCTATGAGATGTCATTTTAATTATAACGAAATTAAAGCTAACCTTAGATGGAAAGAAACTGATTTCGATGTGGTATATTCTCATTTGCCAGAACATACATTGAATATGACTAACCTATTGGAGAATGATACAAACATCACACCTAAGTATGTTGGTTATTGTCATTGGTATGAGGTAAATGAAAACACTAACTATAGTAAGCGTATGTTGATGGACAACTATAATGGTATGTTAGAAATGGAAGAGTGTGGCGTCAATAGTATTTGGTTGAAAGAATTAGTATTAGAAAAAGCTAAAGAGTGGTATAACAAAGAAACTATTTCTAAATTAGATAAAATTATAAAACCACATTATTTGGGTATAGATAAAATAAACAATGTCGAAGTTCCAACTAAAAAGAAAACCATCATCTTCAACCATAGAGACAATTACTATACAGGTTGGACTTGGTTTATAGATAGAATGGATGAACTTTATAAGCAAAGGCAAGACTTCACTGTTTATACTACACTAGCAGATTTAGATAGACCTTATGCTAAAAGAGTTAAGATAAGTGATAGAGATGAATACTTAGATTTTATTCGTTCAATGCACGTTGGTGTTGGTACATTTCAGAAATACTCTGCTTGGTCTATATCGACAACCGATTCACTTAGTATGGGTGTTCCTTATATCTTACCAAATAAATTATGCTATCCTGAAATGGTTGGTAAAGATTATCCATTGTTGTATAATGGTAAAGATGAATTCTTACAAAAAGTAAATGGAGCATTAGATGATGATGGTAGTGTGGACAAAGCTAAGAATTATTTAAAAACAAAGATAGAAGAATTTCCGTGGGCTAGTAGAGTGCCAGATTGGTTTGGTGGATGGAACTTTTTATCGCCTGATAAGTTTGATATGATTGGGGATAAGAGTGAGTCATATAATAAAATCGTAGATTTCATACATAAAAAGAAATCGGTTACGAAAAAAGAAATCTTAGATTACCTTGGATGGGGTGTGCGGATTTCCTTTAGTCCATACAGAAATAGATTAAGAACAGAACCTACGATAAGGTTTACAAAAAATAGATATGAGGTTAGATAAATGAAACAACTTACAGAACAACAAATATTAGATAATTGGAATAAGTTAATCAAACTTATAGAAGATACATTCGATGGGGAACGTAAAGACAAACTCTTAGAGATGTATAAATACTTTGAAGATAGAATGGTGACAGCGCCAGCAAGCGGAAAAGCTGCCTACCATAACGCTATGATTGGTGGTTATGTAGAACACGTCCTACACGTAACTGATTGTGCTATTCAAATTAAAAAGCTGTGGGAGTCTAATGGCGCTATGATTAACTTTACCGATGAAGAACTCATATTCGCTGCGATGCACCACGACTTAGGTAAGGTAGGTGACTTAAATCAAGATTATTATATACCACAAGATTCCGAATGGCATCGTAAGAATAGAGGCGAAATCTTTAAGCACAATCCAAAACTTCAATATATGTCCGTAACCGACCGAGCTATTTTTATTTTAAATCACTTCGGTGTTACGATGTCACAATGGGAATACATTGGATTACGATTAACTGATGGTATGTACGAAGAAGCGAATAAGTCTTACTATATGTCTTACAACCCTGATTGGGCTTTGAAGTCTAACATAGCGTACATACTTCATCAAGCCGATATGATGGCGACACACATCGAATATGATGAGTGGCAACGAGCGGATGAAGAAGTAAGCAATAACTTTAAAAAAGCGGTTACTACCGAAGAGAAACCACAACCATCACCAAAGTTAAGTGCGAAATCACAAGACCTTTTTGATGAATTATTTGGAGAAAAAAATGAAACAGAATCGTAATAAAGAATTACTACCATTTCGAGCAATCAAAAAATTAACTAAAAGAATTGTTGATTTAGAAGATAGAATAGAATTTCTTGAAAAAGTATTAGAGGTAATGTTGAAACAAAAGCAAGAACAAGCGACAATGCATTTGCCACATAGAGTGATAGAAACACATAAGATGAGGAAATTATGATTTATTATCAAATAGGTCTTGTATTAATGACTATTTTATTAGTAACTTCCTGTTATGGAATTTGGAATGTAATTAGAAAGTTAGAATTATTAGAAAATTGGATAGAGGATTTTATTAATACAATAGAAAAGGTTCAAATAGATTTACAGAAAATAGATTACAAAGGTTACTTTGAAGCAGATGATGAGGTGGGTGAAATATTCAAACAAATTAAAACAACAATTAATCAATTAGATAGGTTTAAAGGAGAAGAACAATAATGGCTACAGCAACAGTATCAGGTTCAGAAACAGCAAAGGCAACTAAAATAGCAACAAAAAAGAAACCTCCTGTTAAAAGGAAAAGAAAAAAGAAAGGTAAAAATTATTATTTCAACCAACAAACTGAAGATGCTATTATTCGTTATAATAATAGTGACGATCCTGTTTTAAGAAATAAGATATATAATGATTACATTCGAGCAGCTTTTGATAAATTAGCTGAGAATATTATTCATACATTTAAGTTTTACTATTTTGATGTGGGTTCTATAGAAGTCAAACACGAAGTGGTTTCATTCTTAGTTATGAATATGCACAAATTCAAAGAGGGTAAGGGTAAAGCATTTTCTTACTTTAGTATAGTTGCCAAAAACTATCTGATTCTTAATAACAATAAGAACTATAAGATGGGTAAGATACATTCTGAAATGAAAGTATTAGATTACAAAAGAAATCTTATGGGTGAAAATTCTATGTCAGAAAGTTCAGAAAAGTCTATTTTATTTATTGATGAACTACACAGGTTTTGGGATACAAATCTAACTAATATATTCCGTAGAGATAAAGACATCAGAGTCGCAGATGCCGTATTACACATATTCCGTATAAAAGATAATATTGAGAATTTTAACAAAAAAGCTCTTTATATTCTTATCCGTGAGATGACAGGCTCAAACACACAACATATCACCAGAATCATAAATGTTATGAAGAAATATAATAAAAGGTTGCAATCCGAATTTGATAAGGTGGGAATGGTTGATGTGAGTTACACAGGTTCTCTTATGAGAGAGAATCAATAAAAAAAAGGGGATTTTTCAATCCCCTTTTTTCTTTTTTAGAACTATTTACGAAACAAACCCACCAACACCAACAAAGCGACGAGTCCAGCGAAACCAGATTCGCCGAATGTATTTATGATTGATGTCAGGTTACTAATAACTTTGACTCCAAAGACACCAGTTCCAAATATTACTTCAGATACAGCGCCTATAGCCACAAAAGACATCATTAGATGAGCTAAATCATCTACATAGCCTTTTACCATTGTTATTATTTCCTTCACGTTTATTCTCCGTTTAGTTATGAAAAAGGGATTTTCACCCATATATAAATATAATATATATTCATCAAAACTTAAAAAGTACAATATTTATATGTAACTACAAATCTAAATTTTTTTACAATAACGGAGTATATTATGGCTAATGATTATGAAATATTTGAGGGTAAATCCTTATCTGATTTATTCAAGGACATATACGAAAATACCACAAGAAACAAAACACAATTAGAAGTTCTTATGAAAGAAGTTACTGGTTTTATAAAAGATGGTGATACTGCGGTACAAATCATTCCTATGTTAAAAGAGTATTTAGAAATTAATGTAAAGAATGATGACCAGTTAGTTAAAGTAGCTGCCATTGTACAACGTATAATAGCTTCTGAAAGTAAAGGTAATTCTGAAGATGAGTTTGGATTATCTGATGCAGAAAAAGAACAATTGTTGGGTGCAATAGAAGATGCGGCTACTGATTTACAAACTCATTCAGATGAGATACAAGAAGATATAAAAAGGGTTGAAAATTAATGCCAGTACACAAATCAGCTACAAATTGGGAAGAATATAACGCAGAAAGAGTAGGGTTCGCATCTTATAAAGATGTCTATAATATGATTTCTGATTTCTCAAAATCAGATGAATTTTATGAAATAGAGTCTGCGGTAGTTTTACAATCATATCTAGACCCAAAAGAATTGCCTAAAAAAACTAATGCTAATGGAGATAAAGTTCCAGATTTTTCATTTTATGGAACTATAAAAGCTAGATTTTTAGAAAGTCAATCAGAGGGTGATGAGATAAAGGGATTTATACAACCACTATCTACGCACATAATAACATATCCATTAAAAGGAGAAGTTGTCAATGTAACAGTACATAATGGTAAATTGTATTATTCAATGCCACTTAATTTATATGGAAATGTAAATATGAACAGAGCGACTGGTAAAAGTGGTGAGGGTTTAGTTTTACCACAAAGAACAAAATTTAATAGAAAAATTTATGCAGAGCAAGGTGATTCTACTATAAATGGTAGATTTGGTCACGGAATTAGATTTGGAAGCGATCCACTTTATATGTATCCAAATATTAAAATTACAAATAGACAATCAGTTTCAAATATAAAAGAGGCAGACAAAACTTATCCACACGTTCAAGATGTAAATTCGGATGGTTCTTCTATTTTTATAACATCAGGTAAATTAAAACAAATAGAAACATTAGACCCTTCAGCAGATTCAAAAAGATGGCCACCATCAGCTGCTGGAAATCCTATGAGTGGTGATATGATTACATTAAATTCTGATAAGTTGGTTTTGAATGCAAAAGGTGATGGTAAAGGTAATAATAGTGACATACATATGTTTGCTGCAAGAAACATAAATTTAGCTTCTAATTACGAAATTAATATAGGTGCTGGTGGAATGTTGGGTGGTGCAGTAAATTTAGGAGATCCTGATGCTATTAATAGTGTAGTTAAAAGTATGGAGTTAGAAGATTTATTAGAAAAGTTTTTTGATGGTTTAGAAGATTTTTTAAATATACTATCAAAAGCTAAAGATTCAAAACAAATAGGAGCAGCAGCTCAAACATTAAATGATGAGTTAGGTGTTATTAGAGAAAAACAATTACCTAAGATAGCGAGTAAAACAGTGTTTATAGCTGACGATATAGAAGATTTTGAACCACAATCAGTAGAGGATATTGGTGAAGATTTAGGTGAAACTGAAACTATAGTTACTGTTTCAGGTGTTAGGGGATAATTATGAGCAAAGCATCAGACGCATTAGCAAAACTTATAGACGACCAAATAAAAAAACAAAGAGAAAAAATGGATTTGAAAGTAGACAAAGCCATCGCTCTTTACAAATCAGGTAATGAGAAAGCAGACGAAGTGGTTGAAAAAGTTGAAACAGATATAGAAACAGCTAAAGATGCTAAAGAGAAAGTTAGTGATGCCATAGATAGAATTAAATCTGTTAGACTTTCATTTGACTCAGGTAGAAAAGCAGCTGAAACAACTGAAAAGGCTTCCACAATTGGTTCTGCTTTAAATCCAGCCGCAGCTGCTATAGCATATGCTCAAAAATTTATAATAGATAAATTAAAAATAGAAATAAAGGATATAGGAGATGAGTTAAATGTTGCTCCACAAATATTAGATAATCTTGAGAAATTTTTTGTAAGAACAAGAAAGAAAATTAGAAAAGAAAAAGCAAGAAGAGAAGCACAAAAAAGAATTGCTGCAGAAAACAAAAAGATGCTAAGTTAGCATATTTATATAAAACAGGAGTTATTATGGCAAAGACTAAAAAAATAATCAGTTTAATTAGAGAAATAGTGCGACAAGAAGTACAAAAAGAAGTTAAACAGATATTTATTAAAGAGGGTATGAAATCTATGGCTCAAAAATCTTCTATAATCGAAGATAGTGTTTTAGAGGTTCTACCCGAAAGAAAACCAAAACCAAAGAAAAAAGTCACATACACAAGCAATCCAGTGTTAAATGATATTTTAAATGAGACAGCAAACAATCCACAAGGAATGGAAGAATATCCGACAATGGGTGGTGGAACATTTGATAGTTCAAAAATGGCGCAGGCTATGGGATATGGAAATATGATGGGTGATGCTGAAAGTCAAAGAAAAGCATCAGCAATACAAACTGCACAAGCAGCAGGAGTAGATCCATCAAACCCAGCAGTTGAAGAAGTGATGGGAGCATTGACAAAAGATTATAGCGGTGTGATGAAAGCTTTAAAAAAGAGAGATGGTAAATAATGGGAGCGATTCAAAACGATTTAGATCCAGATACTTATATTGGTTTAGAATTGCCACTAACATATGGTAATTCAGGATTCTTTACAAGAACAAAAACTGCTTTAGAACAAACTAGATCTAATATTAAAAATCTTCTATCGACAAACAAAGGTGAGAGATTAGGAAATCCAACTTTTGGCTGTGATTTAAATAGATTACTATTTGAAAAAGAGGGTGATATAGAAAGCGATATTGAAGAAGAAATAACTTCTGCTATTAATGAATTTTTGCCATTTGTAAATATAATATCGATAGAGAGTGTTTTTTCTGAAGCTAATCCTAATATCGTAAATGTTTCTCTTAGATTCAGTTTGAGTACAGATGCTAATGAAGAAGAACAATTAGCTTTAGATTTTGGAAACTACGAAGCGGTAAATATAATTTAACGGAGATGATTGATGCCATATTCTACGCCTAAAAAATCAGTAAAAGAGATTAGATATTTAAATAAAGATTTTACGTCTTTTAAAGATAATCTGATTGAATTTACTAAAATATATTTTCCAAAAGAATATAATGATTTTAATGAATCATCACCAGGTATGATGTTTATTGAAATGGCATCATATGTTGGCGATGTTCTTTCTTATTATATAGATAATCAATTTAAAGAAAGTTTGTTGGCATTTGCAGAAGAAAAAAGAACTGTATATAATATGGCTCAGTCTTTAGGATATAAACCAAAACTATCTTCGCCGGCTACAACAGATGTAGATGTCTTTCAAACAGTACCTGCTTTATCTTCAGGAGCTGGAGCTAGTTACACCACAAAACCTGATTTAAGATATTCTATGGTAATTAAATCTGGAATGGAAATTGCTGCAAGCACAGGTGTAACATTTATTACGCAGGAAGATTGTAATTTTAAATTTTCAAGTTCTTACGATCCTTTAGAAATTAGTATATACGAAAGTTCAGGTAATGTTCCGACAACTTATTTATTAAAAAAATCTGTCAAAGCTAGTAGTGGTACAATAGCTGTTGAGTATTTTACATTTAATGCTGCTGAAAAATATAAAAGAATTGCTTTAGCTAATTCTAATATAACAGAAATAATTAGTTGTACAGATAGTGATGGTAATGATTGGTATGAAGTTCCATTTTTAGCGCAGGATACAGTATTTGAAGATATGCAAAATACAGAAAAAAATGACGATGATTTATATCAATACGCTGACCAAGCACCTTACTTATTAAAACTTATAAAGACATCAAGAAGATTTACAACATTTATTAGAGAAGATGGTAGAACTGAATTGAGATTTGGAGCTGGAACATCAGATAGTCCTGATGAAGAAATCATACCTAATCCCGACACAGTTGGTTCAGCCTTACCAGGCTCACCAAGTTATTTAAATACTGCTTTCGATCCTTCTAATTTTTTAAAAACGAAAGCGTATGGACAAGCACCATCTAATACTCAATTGACAATTACATATAGATATGGTGGTGGTATAGACCATAATGTAAATTCAAATACTATTAGAGATATACAATCTATAAATGTCACAACAGACCAATCAGGTTTAACTGCTTCACTAATAGCCAGCACAAGAGCTTCAATTGCTGTAAACAATCCTATACCAGCTACAGGTGGTAGAGATGCTGAAAGTATTGTAGAAGTTAAAAATAATACGTTAGCTTATTTTCAAGCACAACAAAGAGCAGTAACTAAAGAAGATTATATAACGAGAATATATGCTTTACCAACTAAATATGGTAATGTTGCAAAATGTTACATTGTGCAAGATACACAATTAGATAGTAAATCAGGTGCTAACGCTGATAGTAGAGTAGCAAATCCATTGGCTCTTAATTTATATACATTAGGATTTGATGCTAGTAAAAAATTAACTAATTTAAATAAAGCTGTAAAAGAAAATATACAAACTTATTTAACACAATTCAGAATGGTTACTGATGCTGTAAATATACAAAATGCTTATGTCATAAATATAGGAGTTAAATTTAATCTATTGACTAAAGCAGGATATAATAAAGATGAGGTTGTTTTAAGAGCTATACAAAAAGTTAAAGACTTCTTTGACATTGATAAGTGGCAAATAGGACAACCAATTGTGATAGCTGATTTGGCTTATCAAATATCTTTAACAGATGGAGTATCTGCTGTAGTAGCTCCTGAAG